GAAAGGAATCTCCACTTCATTTTGTTCTATTGAAGGACGTGATGCTGATTGCAACCACCATTGTTGAATACCTAATTCGGCTGGAAATCTCATTAACCATCTATTTTTTTTCTTAGGCTCGTATGGTACGGGCATTTTCATCAATAAATCTGACATATTTTCTTGTTTTTTTAAATTTTTTGTAGTATCATTGTAAAATACTAATTGTTATTTAATAATAAATATAAAAAAAATGAAAAAAAATATTAAAAAGGTTGATAAATTTTTAGAAAAGGTTAAAAATAAATTCAAAAATAAATTCGATTATTCAAAAATGAATTACCTAGATAGTCAAACACCAATAGATATCCTATGTAATGAACATTTAATTTATTTTAAACAAACACCTATTGAACATTTAAGAGGTTATAAAAAATGTGTTTTATGTGGTGGTAAAGTTACTAATTTAGATGAGTTTTTAATTAAAGCTAAAAACACTCATGGTAATAAATATAATTATTCTAAAACAGTGTATAACGGTTCTGAAAATAAATTAATAATAACATGCCCCAAACATGGTGATTTTGAACAATTACCAAATGGTCATTATAAATCGGGTTGTCAAAAATGTCATTTAGAACGTAAAAATATAAAAGAAACATTAACTGATTTTTTAATTAAATCTGAAAATACCCATGGTAATAAATATGATTACATCAAAGTTAATTATGTAGATTCAAAAACAAAAGTTACAATTATATGTCCAATTCATGGTGAATTTAAACAACAACCTTATAATCATATTAGAGGTAAAGGCTGCCCTAGTTGTGGTATTGAATCTACAAAAGTTAAATTAACTTTATCAAACACAGAATTCATAATAAAAGCTAATCTTGTTCATAATAATAAATACACTTACAAGTCTGGTGATTATGTTAATATGGTTAATAAATACAATATTACATGCCCCAAGCATGGTGATTTTGAGCAATTACCTTATGACCATTTAAGTGGACATGGTTGTGCTAAATGTGTCTCAATTATATCCAACCAAGAAATTGAAATTAATAAATTCATTAATTCGTTAGGTGTTGACACAATTACATCTAATAGGTCAATAATATTAGGTAAAGAATTAGATATATACATACCATCTAAGAAAATAGCAATCGAGTTTGATGGATTATATTGGCATTCTGAAGAATTTTTAAATAAAGATTATCATTTAAATAAAACCCAATTATGTGATAAACAAGGTATTCAATTAATCCATATTTTTGAAGATGAATGGGTTAACACACCAGAAATTGTTAAATCAAGATTAAAAAATCTATTAAATCTAACTGAAAATAGAATTTATGGTAGAGAGTGTATTATAGATAATATAAGTAACTCAGAGAGTATTAAATTTCTTAATGATAATCACCTACAAGGTGGTATAAATGCAACGCATCACATTGGATTGCGTTATAAGGGTGAATTGGTTAGTATTATGTTATTTAATAAACCTAGATTGGGTATTGGACAACAAAAATATGATTTTGAATTGTCTAGATTTTGTAATAAATTAAACACAAATGTTATTGGTGGTGCATCAAAACTTTTAAAACATTTCATACGTGAAAATAGGCCGAAAGAAATTGTTAGTTATGCAGATAGAAGATGGAGTGATGGTGGATTATATAAAACATTAGGTTTTGAAGAAATTAGAATCAACAAACCTAATTATTGGTATGTTATTAATAAAAATCGTAAACATAGATTTGGTTTTAGAAAAGATAAATTAATTAAAGAAGGTTTTGATGGAAATCTAACTGAATGTGAGATAATGAGTAATAGGGGTTTTAATAGAATTTATGATTGTGGAACTATTACATATAAAAAAACTCCTTAATAAATCATTAAGGAGTTTTTTATTATATTAATACTTTATATGTCCTCGAATGAAGCACCAGTATTCATTACCACAAATTCAACTGTGATGAACTCTAAAGCTCTAGTTGGTTTTATTAAAATTCTACCATTTAATTCACCTCTATCAATTGATTCAGGTGTGTTATCAACTTCTACACGGAAATCTGTAAGACCTCTTTCACTTCTAATGTTTTCAAGAATTGGGTTAACCAATGTTTTGAATTGATTTCTTACTACTTCATCGTTTTGTTCGAATAATAATCTTATTGATACAGCAGATATTAATTTTCTTGCTTGTAATAATAACCTTCTTACGTTAAGTCTGTTTAATGCAGAATCTTTAGTTTGTAAGTTTTTATTACCAAATATAACAAGTCCTTCAGAAGCGAATGTTGCAATTGGGTTAATTCTACCTTCATACAATGTATCTCTTTCATCTAGAGTTAATTTTTTTCTTGCTTTAATCGCTTGCACAACACCTCTTTGAACACCCGCCACAGCAAACCATGGGAATGATACATTATCAGTTAATGCGATATTTCTACACACATCTCTTGTAGGCGGTAAGTAAAGTAATACGTTGTTATCTGTATCAGATACTTGCACCCAAGGCCAGTATGTTGCAGTATAGTTACTATCGATTCCTGTATTATCCAATGTAGAAACTACATCATCAACATCTAAGATATCTTCAGTACCAGCATTTCTATCTGGTGTAGTTACAATATAAATTGAATCACATCTTTGCTCTTCAACCATTTCAATTGTAGCTTCAACTAAATTTGTTTGATTAAATACATCAATACCTGGTGTTGCTAACACATTAATGTTAATAGCTTCAGGGTTATTGAATGTGTTTATAGCTTCAAAATAAGCGTAATAATCGGAAGTTGTTCCTAAATCACCGTTACTCACAACTTTAGTTTCAATTGCAGTACTTGTTATAGCTAAACTACTTTTAGCTCCACCAATTTTGAATGTGTCAGTGTTTGTTCTTTCACTATTTCTAAAGATATCCCACCCATCAAAACCACCGTAAGGTGCCATTGTGAATTTACGAGAATATATCTTTTCGTAGCTAGTACCAACTATTCCAGCATCATCTCTAAGTTCAGAATCACCATTAACAAAGGTGTATCCAGCTAACATACTGTTAGTTGCACCGCTATCCATGTGGAATCCATCAGTAACACCACTTGTTACTGTTAAATCAGTACCTAAGTAATTAAAGAAATTTTGGTCAATACCAACAGTATCAGATAAACCTAAATAAATTTTTCTAATTTTAGAATATGCAGCGTAAGATTGGTTATACCCAATTGAAGGTGCATCAACACCACTATAAATTCTTGATGGAACACCTGTAAAACCAGCTGGGAAAGAAGTTGTAGTATCTTCATCTTCATCCAATTCAAGTAATACATAATTTGAGTTAGATGCATAAAAACCATCTAAAGTACCAATTCTTCTAGCAACGAAGTTATCTGAAGTTGGGTCCATAGTACATCTTGAAAATCTTTCTAATGTAACAGGGTTTGCATCAGTATCATAAAAAGCCCTAATTCTAACATCGAATTCTCTATCATCAGGTTTAATATTTTCAATTGAAACCTTAATTTCAGAGTTTGCAGTATTACCATCAGATATTGTAACTAATCTAAATAATTTTTTAATAACGTTACCGTTAACCTCTGAAACTACCCATGGTGTTACAGCTGGTAAATATTCAGTTTTATAATCTGAAAATATAGACGCATTATCAATTAACCCAACAGTTAATCCAGTCACACCTGAAGTAGAAATTAAATTTTCTAACATCTTTGAATAAATTTCCTCAACATAAATAGGTGCTTGACCTGTTTCAGCGTTAGTACCTAATACTCTAGTAATGAAATTCTTTTTGGTTGAATCAAAAGAAACGTTGTATGTAAATCCAGTACTTGTTGTTGAAGCCCCACTAAGAGTAAACTCAGCCTTAGCATCAGCAGTCAACGCACTTAAACTATCAACCATTCCTAATGCGGTAGTTTGGAATGTTAATGTTTCAGTACCATCATAAGCGGCTCTACTTCTTAAAAGCGCAACCACTTGGTTATTATCAGCTGTTATCGCCCAAGATTGTCCAGCATCATAGCCTGAAAATCCTAAAACTCTAGTCACATACAGTTGGTTTGATTTTGTGAAATATGATTTTGCGATATATGGCAATTCATATTTTGGGTAACCTGTGCTGGCTACTTTTGTTGCGTTAAGACCACCGAAAAACGCTTTGAACTCGTTAAAGTCAGAAACAAAAATTGGTTGGAAAGCTGGACCTTTTGTTGTCTCACCTACCAAACCTAATGTTGTTACACCAACTTGACGTGTTACAAATGATAAATCTTTCTCTGAAGTGTAAACTCCTGGGCTTACGAATACTCTGTTGTTAGAACTCATGTAATTAATATTTTAAAGTTTGTAATTCTTATTTTTAAATAAATATATAAATTTTTATCAAAAGGTTTTATTATATATTACATATATAATAATTAGTATGATTTTTGTCTTAGTTTTATCATACTTCCTCTATATTTATAATAAAAACCCTATGAAAAGGAGTAAAAACTTGAAAATCACACCAACAACACATAAAATTTTAAAAGATTATTGTCAAGACAATGGTCTTAAAATGTTTGGGTTTGTTGAGAAGTTAATCAAGGATGCTTGTAAAAAACAAGCAGACTTATATGGTGAATAACCTCTATATATAAATATGGAAAAAAATTCGTAAAATTAAATTACGGATTATTTGGCTTATTTTTAAGTAATTCAGTATTGACATTCCCTGTATGTTGAATCTGTCCAGTAGCAACCAATATATCATATAACATTTTACCGAATGTATCGGCAGTTTGATGGTCAGCAGTTAATTTATCCCAAACCGCAGCGGCTATCACTGTTGTATCAGCACTAAATGACCTGTACCTGTATCAAAGGTTGCACCAGTGAAGAACTCAAGAGTAGTTCCACTAGTCCCACCGCTAATTAATACGGTTTCAAATACATATGTTCTATTAATATTACTCATTATTTAACTAATCCTTTAATTTCAAATCTAGCTTCTTTAGTTACATCTCTATCAACAGTTAAAGTTATTTCTTGGTTTGCTAAAATATTAAATGGAAGTGTTTGTTGAACTCCATTGATGGCTATATTGACATTTGTAACGTTTGTTACGTATGTTATTGACCTTATTTCAGCATCATATTCTGGTACTATTATAAATTCTTCAGTATAATGGTCCGCTTTAATAACAACGTTTAAAATTATCTCATCAATATCTTTAAATGACCTAATAACTACTTTAGGTTTAAGTTTTTTATCGTATAATTCTGTAAACACTATCA